GAGACAGGAGGTGTGGCGGTGGCGCGCGGTGTGGAGCTTGCGACAGCGTATGTGACGCTGACGGCGGAAACGTCGGAGATTTCAAAGTCCATTGGCAAGGCGTTTAGTAACGCTGACCGCGCCGCCACTTCCGCTGGCACTTCGATGGGGCGCGCGCTCAAGTCGGCATTCGCGAAAGAGAAGCCGGTCGACACTGAGAAGCTGTCGAAGGCTCTGGAGTCGGCTGAGCGTCGCCACACGGCGGCGGTCGAGAAGGGCGCGCGGGACCGCGCTAACGCTCAACGCCAGGTTGAGGTTGCTGAGGCGCGCGTCCAAGAGGTGCGTGAGCGCACTATCCGCCAGGCGCAGGCTGTAAAGGACGCTGAGAAGGCTCTGGAGCGCGCCCGCAAAGCTGGCGACCCCGATCAGGTCGCGGCGGCGGAGAAGCGCCTCGCGGAGGCCCGCGACAATGTGAAGCCGTCTTCCGCTGACCTCGCGGCTGAGGACCGTCTGATCCGCGCGCGCCAGAATCAGGAGCGCGTGAACCTTGAGACGGCCTCGTCGGTCGACAAGCTCGAGGGCGAACTGAACGACGCGAAGCGCGCGGTCGAGGGCGCGGCGAAGTCGACGGACTCGACGGCGCGTAAGTTCACGTCGATGGGCGACCGTATCAAAGCCGCGATGAAGGGCGATTTTGGTAAGGCGTTCGCTCGCGTGAAGCATGACGGCAAGGATGCCGCCGACGATCTGGAGCGAGGTTTCAAGAAGGCGGGCGAGGATTCTGGTAACGGGTTCTCGTCTGGGTTCAAGAAGCTCGCGTTCGCCGCTGGTGGCCTTTTCGCAGCTGACCAGGTGAAGGATTTCGCGGTCTCGTCGTTCATGTCGGCGGCCGATCTTGAGCAGTCCACGGGCGCGGTCGAGACGGTATTCAAGCAGCACGCCGGGAAGATGCTGAAGTATGCCCAGGACGCTGACCAGGCTCTAGGCATGAGCGAGAACTCGTACAACGAGCTCGCGACGATTCTCGGAACGCAGCTACGCAACGCTGGCATGAAAGATTTCGCTGAGCAGACGAATGATCTTATTGGTCTTGGCGCGGATTTTTCGGCAATGTTCGGCGGGACCGCGACGGAGGCTGTCGAGGCGATTTCTTCGGCGTTGAAGGGTGAGCGTGACCCGATTGAGAAGTACGGTATCTCGCTGAGGCAGTCCGCGATTGACGCTAAGGCGGCTGAGCTGGGATTCAAGAAGGTCGGCGGCTCGTACGACCAGCAGGCGCAGGCGGCTGCGACTCTTGCACTCATCAATGAGCAGTCGACGGATGCTCAGGGAGCGTTCAATCGTGAGCTAGACACGTCCTCGAATGTGATTCAGCGCGCGAAGGCGTGGTTTGAGGACTTCACGGCGGCTATAGGCTCGAAACTTCTACCGGCGTTCTCGAAGGTCGGTAACTGGGTCCTCGACAAGGGGATTCCAATTTTCGATGAGCTCGGCTGGGCAGCTGAGAACATCTGGGGCATTCTTTTCGAGGGCGACTTCAAAGGTTCGTTCTTCGGCATTGAAGAGGACTCGGAGCTCCTGGGGTACCTGTTCGACTTCCGTGACGCCATGGTCGATCTATGGAATAACGCTCTCGTGCCGCTTGGCGATTGGGTAAAGGCGCACTGGAAGGACATTCTCGCGTTCTTCGCTGGTTTCGGCGGGACGATGATTATCGCGGGTCTGGTGACGCTCGCGGGCGCTATCGGTGGCCTGATTGCGTCAATTTCGTGGATTCCGCTCGCGATTGGTGCGGCCATTGGGGCTCTAACGTGGTTCTTCACGCAGACTGAGGTCGGTAAGGCGATTCTTGCGGCGGTCGTGGACTGGACCGTGAACACCGCCTGGCCCGCGATCCAGGGGGCCTTCAAGGCTATTGGTGACGCGGGCGTGTGGCTCTGGCAGAGCGCGCTCGCCCCTGCCTGGGAGGGCATCCAGGGCGCAATCGGAGCTGTCGTCGATTGGGTGACGGGTTCGGCGGTGCCGTTCTTGAAGAGCGCGTGGGACGTGGTCGCGGGCGTGGCCATGTGGCTGTGGAAGAGCATCATCGAACCGGCGTGGGCGGGTATCAGGTTCGCCATCGCAATTGCTATCACTGCGGTCATGACGTACGTCGATGTGTGGATGGCGATCTTCAAGAATCTGGTCGCGCCGGTATTCACGTGGCTCTGGCAGAGCGTCATTGTTCCTGCCTGGAACGGCATCCGGTCGGCGATTTCGGCGGTCGTTTCGTGGTTCCAGAACACGGCGTGGCCGATACTGCGGACCACGATTGAGACAATCAAGCTTGGCTTCAATTTAATGCGGGACGCCTTGAAGGCTGCCTGGCAATTCGTGAAGGATCGCGCCATTGCACCAGTTGTCAATTGGTTTAAGAATGTGGCGTGGCCGCTACTCGGTAGCGCGATCGATTCGGTGAAGACCGGATTCAATGTAATGCGAGATTCCATAAATAGGGCCTGGAATTTCGTGAAAAATCGCGCTATCGCGCCGGTCGTCGATTGGTTCACCGGCACAGTCTGGCCAAAAATTTCCGGCGTGATCGACAACGTCAAACGTGGTTTCGGAATCATGAAGGATGCCGTCGGCAAAGCCTGGCAGGGCGTGAAGAATGCCGCGATTGAGCCGGTGAACTTTGTTATCAACAAGGTTTACAACGAAGGCATTAGGAGCAACTTCAACAGTGTTGCTGGGAAGCTCGGAATCCCTAGGGATAAACAACTTCCCCCGTTCCACGGCTTCGCGCGGGGCGGCATCCTCCCTGGCTTCTCGCGTATGCGTGACGGGGATGACCAGCTCGTGCCCATGCGGCGCGGCGAAGGCGTCCTCGTGTCGGAGGCGCTCAGGACCGCACGGGATAAGGCGGCGTTCCTTGCGGTGAACGCGGCTGGCCGTCGTGGCCAGGGGTTCGCGGACACGGTCGGGTTCGCGGGCGGCGGCATCCTCGACAAGGCCGGGCAACTCGCTGGTGACGTCCTCGACGGCGGCAAGAAGTTCCTGAAGGGCGCGTGGGATTTCGTCTCGGACCCGGTCGGGGCGTTCAAAGGCCTCGTCGGTGGACTCTTCAAGCAGATTCCCGGCGCAGGTTTCTTCAAGGATCTCGCCCTCGGTGTGGGCCGGAAGATTCTCGACGGGGTCGTGAACAAGGTCAGTTCGGCGTTCAGCCCCGCGAGTAACCCGGATGCGGCTCCCGTGTCGGTGCCGCCTGGTGCTTCGCGTTCGCTGGGTTACGCGCAGAAGGTCGCGAGGTCTTTCGGTCTCACGATGACGTCGTTTAGGCGTGGTGGAGCTCGCACTGCGGGCAGTGGCATGGTGTCGCTTCACGCGCTGGGCCGCGCTATGGACTTCTCGAACAGTTCAGGGCCTACGCGGCAAATGATGGCGTTCTTCAACGCGATGCACCCGTTACACCCGACGGAGCTTCTCTACTCGCCCGCCGGGTCGAGGCAGTGGCGGCGCTCTGGACGCATGGCGGACACCTCTGGTGTCACGAAGCGGATGCACTACAACCATGTGCACGTTGGTTTCGCGCAGGGTGGCATTGTCCCCGCGTCGATCATTGGCGGCTATAAACCGTTCTTGCATGACCGTGGCGGTTGGCATATGCCGGGCGAGCTGTCGATCAACCAGACCAGGAAGCCGGAGGCGGTGCTGACGGCGAGGCAGTGGGAGACGGTCGCTCGGTCGCTCGATCACGCGACGAGCGGCGGCGTGACCGTGCACGTTACCGCACCCACCTCGCAGGACCCGGGCATGTTCGGTCAGCGTCTCGGTGACGCGCTTCAGCTGCGGCAACTCGCCGGGTCCATCGCTTAGTAGAAGGAGTTAGTTATGGTCCATGTGCGCACGGCGCGCCTCACGCAGGCTGATGGCTCTTTCTGGACACTCAACGATGGGCGAAGCGGCGAGTCTCGCGCTGACTGGATCGTGGAGGATGTTGCTGGCTGGTATGGCGGGGCGGGCGTTCGCGCTGAGACGGTCGCCCGCCTCCAGCACGGCGACTTCCCGGCGCGAGGCTGGCGCGAGGCCAGGTCGATGACTCTCCACGGAGCCGTGATCTGCCTGGACTCGGACGAGCGGGATCGGCAAGAGCGCGCTATCTCTGGGATGGCGTGGGATGGCCGTTACGGCGAGCTTCAGTGCGATGACGGCGCGGCGGTGCTGTCGACCTCGGTACGCCTAGATGGTGCGCCGCAGGTCGTGAAGATCGGGACGACGGCGCTCAGGTTCCAGATCCCGTTGAAGGCCGCCTCGCCGTTTCTGTTTGGCGAGTGGCGCGAGTCGATTCTTCGCCCGGTCGGTGCCGGTGTCGGTTTGGAATACCCGCTGTTTTCCGTTGGTGGTGTGCTCACGTTCGGGACGGCTATCGATACGACCGAGCCGATCTGGAACGACGGCAACGCGGTGTCTTATCCACGCTTCAAAGTCACGGCGGACGCGCCGGGCGGGTTCGCGATCACACTCAACGGTAAGCGTGTCGCGTTCCCGTGGCCGGTGTTCTCTGACGCCCCGGTGGTGGTGGACATGTCTGGGTCGGTCACCGTGTCCGGTGTCGATCAGTCGCACCTGCTCTCTGATCGGGGCTGGAGCGGTGTCGAGCCGGGCGGGGTCGCTTACCCGTCGTTTGATCTTTTACGCGGCGGCACCGGTTGGGCGACCGTGCAGCACCGCGACACTTACATCTAAGGAGAGAAACAATGGGTTACCCGCACGGCAAGGCACCGATCAAGATTGGTGAAGTCCCTACCCCGGAGACGATGCCGGTCTTTCAGGGCACTGAACCTGTGGACATGCAAACGATTATCGGGGCGCGTTATCACACGTCGGGGATTCTCCCCTCGGGTGGCGTGCAAGTCGTGGGCACCTCGAGCATGGCGTACAAGGTGACGCGGGGCGCGGTCGTGCTGAAAGCCGCGTCTGGTCTCGCGCTGGAGTATCCGGTGGAGGAGCAGACGGTGAACACGGCCCCGGCTCCTTCGACGGGTTCGAGGCAGGACCGGATCGTGATGGACGCGAACGGCAACATTACGGTCGTACATGGCGCGGCCCCGGCGGGTGGAATCACGCTCGGTTTGTTCACTGTCCCGGCGGGTGTCACGTCGACGGCGGCGGCCACTCAGTCGATGGACCGTAACTTCGCGATCCCCGCGGGCGCATCACTCGGTCGTCTCGCGCATTGGGTTGACCCGGGCGGTGTCGCGTCGTCGAAGTCGAGTGTGACGCGCGGGGCGCAGCGGTTCTTCCTCCCGTCGGATAGGGCTGTCGAGATCGCGTTCACGGGTACGGTGCGCGCGTCGGACGACAAGACACCGGGTGTCATGTTCTTTGACGTGCAGATTGACTCGAACGAGCCCCACCGTGTGTGGGTGGATTACGGGTCGCAGTGGGCGAGTGGCGCAGGCTATTGGTCGGAGACGCTACGCGAGGGTGCACACACCGTGAAGATTATTTCCGGGCATGTTTCGGGCGGCCTCTATAAGACTTCGACGGGCCGGTCGGGTACTGAGGTGAACGTTTACGACCGTGGAGTGTCGCGGTGACGTGGCGTGCCTTCTTTGTGCAGACGATGACGGGCGCTATCGGCGCTGAGCTTGATCTGGCGGCGGCGGGGTCGTGGTCTATCCCGTTGAACGGCGTCGAGGCGTTCGACGTGACGATCTCGAAGACACAACTGCGGGAGATTCACCCTAGTTGGTGGGCACCGTTCGCGGGTAGTGTCCTCGTGTCGTGGGAGCGCTCGGACGGGACGCTCGTCCCGTGGGTTGCGGGGCCGATCGTGAACCTTCCTGAGGAGACTCGTGGCCTGGATGGTGTCGCGAAGTTCGACTGTAAGGGTATCGGCGCAATCCTTGAAAAGCGCGTGGTCGCTGAGCAGGACTTCTCGGCGAAGACGATCCAGCGGTCGATTATGGCGCGTAAGGGCATGAGTCTTGGCACGATTGTGCAGGACATTGTGGAGGTCGCTACTGATCGGCGTTTGGGTGGGCAGTTGCCTATCGTCGCGCGTTCACCGCGCGAGACCGGGGCACGGCTCAACGAACGCACCTATGAGGGTTGGAACCTCGCCAATAACGGCGCGTTCAAACGCATCAAAGAAATCACGGAAGTCAGGGGCGGCCCAGACGTGATGTTTCGCCCGGAATACGGAGGGGCGGGCATCCAATGGGGTCTCTACCACGGAACAGCAGCGCAACCGGGTATCGCGCAGGACTGGACGATGGACCTCGACTCCACGTCGAGCTTGTCGCCGGTCGCGGATGTGGCTCCTTCGAGTGATGGGGAGAATGTCGCGAACCGTGTCTGGTGGACCGGCGCGGGCGAGGGCGCGGGCACGCTCGTCCAGAAGGCTGAGGACAAGGCCGCGCTCGCGAACTTTATGCCGCTACTTGAGGTCGTGGGTAGCACGTCCGATACGGAGAATTACGCGCTACTCACGGAGCACGCGCTGGCGCGGCTCGCCGCCGGGAAGACACCCCTCAAGCAGTTGTCGATGACGATTGACGGCGCTGACCCTCGCGCGGAGATCGGCCGGTGGCACGTTGGCGACCTTGCTCGCGTCACCACCGGGGACGAGTGGATGACCGTCCAGCAGGGTACGAGGTTCGAGCGAGTGATCGCGGCGAAAGGCTCCTGGAACACCGGCATGGTCACGGTTGAGTTTCAGGGCGATGAAGCATATGAGGCGGAGGAAGAGAATGGCGAAACGGACTAATCTCAAACAGTCACCTAATGAAACACTCGCGGAAATCGTGACGAGCCTTCACGGCAAAACGTCGGAGAAAACCACGCACGCCGCTGGCATCAAGGACCTTGGCGAGGCCGGGGATGTGGTGTGGCGACGAGCAGATGGCGGCGAGGATTCTGTTCGAGCCACCTCTGAAAACCTTGAGGCGGCCCGCAAATCTATCGCGGAGCTGAACGAGGTTACCCTTCCGAAACTGGCCGACGACCTTGAGCAGTCCCGGTCTGAGCTGGAACAGAAGCTAAACGCAGCAAACGCACGTATTGACGACATTGTTGTTGACAATGGCGGTGCCGGGAACTTCACGACATATTCAATCAATGAGCCGGACGCGGCGGGTACTGGCGAGGGAGATCAGTGGTTCCGTGTCGTAGACGGCGAGGTGATAGGTCAGTGGAGGTGGGACGGCTCCGCGTGGCAGGCAGTCACGCTCACTGACACGATCATTTCCGGGATTGACCTATCGAAGCTTGAACCGCGCGGCAGTCTTTCTGAAGTTGTCGCGAACAAGATGTTTGCCGATATTTTCGCGGCGAACAAGATTACGACTCAGGAGCTTGCGGCTGGCGCGGTAACCGCTGAGAACTTGGCTGTTGGTGCGGTGAAGGCTGAGATGATTGAGGGCGGCTCTTTTGTTGGCGAAAGATTCGAGGGTGGGGTATTTATTGGTGGCACGTTCATCACTTCGGATGGGCTACCGGGCCGGGTGGTATTTGCAAACAACGCATATGTACCTTCGTGGGCAGACGGGAAAATGATGCTCCCAGGATTTTCAGTTTTTCCCCGAGACTCGTCTAAAATTAGAACTCCGCCCGGGATTGGTGCATTCCGAAACGGCGTAGTTGTTGACGGCGGGAAAAATATAGCTGGCGGCTCCTCATATATTTTGTCGGAACCTGGTGCGAACCTGACGAGAACGTACCGTGATGGCGGTGGCCCCGGCAGCGAGCTGCAAACTGCCTCTACAGACGTGACTATGCGAGCGTTCTTGGATAATGGTGCCGTTGGCGGGATTATCCAAGCCACTCCAGAAGCGTCTTTTCTGCGGACATACTCGGGCAATGCAGACGAGTCTGGGTGGGTTCAGGTGCGCCCAAAAGATGCAGAGCTTGCCTACGTCAACAAGGACAATGGCTATCTTTCACGGATTAAGGCGGATCCTAACGAAGCGTACATTTACACAGAGGCCGGGGGGGCAAGACGTTACCTCACGGTGGACGCGGACGGTATCTGGGTAAAAACCACCCGGTCTGGGAAGTGGGAGATGTACAACCTGGAGGAGACTGCGAACGATAGCGGGTGGATTCGCTTCAACGCCTCCCCCGGTATTAGTACGGGGAATGACCCCGGGTTGCGGTTGAAGGGCGGTATTGTGTGGGCGCAGGGGTATGTTACGCGCCCGGATGGTTGGCCCGCGGGATGGACTCGGATCGCGGGATCGTTTGCTGAGTGGCTGCGACCTACCCGTGACGTTCTCAGGCAGGGGGCTACAACAGCAAGCCAGCGTCAGATTTTGCGCATGACTTCGACTGGCTATATCGAAGTGTGGTGGTCTGCCGCAGCGCCCGGAGCGTATCAGGTGGATATTTCCCCGCTGTCGTTCCCTAATAGTTGAGCCTCGCGTCCAGCGAGGCATCTTATATCTGAAGTGATTACTGGCCCCCACGGTGGGGCTTTTTTCATGCCCAAAGAAGGAGGCAACCGTGAACACAGAAGAACTGCCAGACATCCCCGAAGGTGTCGAAGTGTCCGACTCGGCGGGTTCGGAGACGCCGGACGTTGAAGCACCTGAACCTGTTGATTATTCGGATGTGGAGGTGGAGGCATGAGCGCACGCAAGGTTCTCGCTATCGCAGCCGGTGAAGTCGGCTACTCCCGCTGGAACGATCCTAAGCGCGGCACGAAATACGCGCGCGAGACGCAGCCCGCGTTGTGGCCTAACGATAAGTGGCTACTCGCGAACGGAATATCTTACTGCGATATTTTCGTGACGTGGGTGTTCTGGAAGGCTGGATGCCTGAATATCCTCCCCGGTAAGCAGTCGTACAACGTGAATTACCGCGCCTCGCATGGTGGGCACGTGTCGAAGGCTCAAGCGCAGCCTGGGGACGTTCTCGTGTTCGACTGGGACATGTCGACGAAGCGCGCGAACCACGTTGGCATCCTTGAAAAAGTCCTCACGTCCGGGAACTTCCAATGCATTGAAGGAAACACGTCCACGGGCTCGCGCGGGTCGCAGTCGAACGGCGGCAGGGTCGCGCGGCGTGTCCGTCGCCCCTCTCAGGTGCGTTATGTGATTCGCCCGAACTGGAAGGCCGCCTCGGCCACGGCGGCGTCGAAGGGCACGGCGAAGCCCGTCTCGAAACCGGCAGCGAAGCCCGCCGCTAAACCGGCGTGCGTGAAGGCTCCCGCGTTCCCGCTCCCGGCCGGGTACTACTACGGCCCGCCCAGCGGCCCCCGCCAGTCCGTTTCGGGTCGTACGAGGAACAGCCGCGTGCCGGGCGACGTGATCCAAGTGAACGGCCGGTGGCGCTCGAAAGGCCTCGCGGTGTACCAGGCCAGAATGCAGGCCCGCGGGTGGGGGATCGGCGCAGACGGCGCGGACGGCCGCTACGGCAACGATACTGAGCGTGTCGTGCGCCAGTTCCAGAAGAACAAGGGCCTGAAGGTTACCGGCCATGTCGATAAGGCCACGTGGGACGCGGCCTGGTCACTCCCCGTGAAGTGAGGTGGCCAATGATCGAACCTGGCAGCGCGACGGTTACGCGCCGCGCGATTCTCGCGATCCTCGCCATCGGCTCATGCTGGCGCGGCGTCGCCTATATGCTTCCCGCCCACCTCGACGCCGCACCCTCAGTAAACGGAGGCGCGGTCGAGGCGTGGACAGGCGCATGGCCCTGGCTCGCAGGCCTCACGTGGCTCACCCTCGGCCTCGTCGGTATCGCATCCGTAGCACTCGCCAGGTGGGTAGTCGCGACCGCGCTCATCGGCTCCGCTCTCACCATTTGGGGGATCGGGTACGCGGTCGCATGGCTCACCCCTCTCGTTGAAGGCTCGCCTACCGACTGGATAAGCACCGGAACATACCTCACCTTCGGCGGTGTCGTGCTCGCGACCATGAAACTGAAAGAGATACCGGAGATCGATTTGGAGGCGTGATGGACTGGACGCAACTGATCGGTCCAGGTATCGGTGCAGCCTCCCTCGGTGTCATGGGGACGGTGCTCGCCACGAAAATGAAAAGCAGCTCGGACGCGCGGGTGGCGGCTATTGATGCTGGCCCCGAATACGTTGCGAAACTTGCGGCACGGATCGAGGACATGCAGTCGAGGCAAGAGGCGTACGAGGCCCACGTGGAAAGACAGATATACCGGCAGCGGCGACACATTGACGCGCTTGAAGCGCATATTTGGCGAGGAGATCCGCCACCCCCGCCTAGTGCCCCAGCCTGGGAGCCGTTCGAATGGAAGGGAAAGAACGTTGTTCGACCCAATTGACTACGTGCGGATTTTGAACGCGGCACTGACGCTCTCGACGCTCGTATACGCGTGGAAGGTTCGCGCGAGTTTCGCGGTACGGCCCATCCACGACCGGTTCTTCACTCTCGCGGGCCTCGGATGCTCCGTCATCCTCGGGTTTGGAGCTATCGAGGCCATCGTCTCGGACGTCCCGGGCGGCGCTCGCGTGTTGCTTGCGACGCCGTGCCACGCGTGGATGCTCGCTTCCCTTGTGATGATTCATGGAAAGGAACTTGAAAATGATCGGGACTAAAGCATGGGCGCTAGGCGCTCTGGAAAGAGCGCTGAAGACGGCGGCGCAGACACTCCTCGCCCTAATCGGTACGGAGTCCGTGGGCATCACGTCCCTCGACTGGCCGGGCCTCCTCTCGGTGGCCGCGACCGCGACGCTCTTGTCGGTGCTCACGTCCATCGTGAACGCCGATTTCACGGCCGGGCCAAGCGCGAACACGCACCGCGCCGATATAGAATAGACGACACGACGGCCCGGCTACCGGTACGTTGCCTGCAACCCCCACTCAGCCCTAGCGGGCCGGGTGGGGGCTTTTTTCATGCCCGAAAACTTAGAGTTCAACCGGTGACTAGTGCCCACATGGCGCTAGTCACTCGCTAGGCGGCGGACTACAGACTAGCGCCCCCAAAACACGCCGCTGTAGTCTGGACTACAGGCCGAAACAACAACACGCCTACACATGCAACAAAACACAACAACAAAAAACACCACGAAAACACGCCGTTTCCGCAGGTGAGACACTAAAACTCGAGCGAAAAAATAGCCGGGTTCGATTCCCGTCATCCGCTCGATAAAACCCCAGCTCAGGGGCATAAAAGTTTAAATGTCTCACCTCCAGCCTACAGTGCGGACTACAGGAGGGAGAGACACATGGCATCCATACAGACCAGAAAACGCAAAGACGGGACTACAGCCTGGCGCGTAGTCTTCCGCATCACCCCCGGCGGCGCACCCACAACCGAAACATTCGACACCGCCCACGACGCGCAAAACTTCGCCCGCCTCGTCGACCAAATCGGCGGTAAGGCAGCCCGCGAAAAACGCGACGCCGCCACCTGGGACCAAGCCCCCACCTATCGCGAACTATTCGAACGATTCTGCACCGACTCCCACGACCTCGCCGAAGGCACACTGTGGGACTATCGCACAACACTCGAGAGGTGCGGCGCGTTCGAACGCTTCGGTGATCTCCCCATCGACATGATCGACCACGCCGATATTCAAGCGTGGGCGAACGAGCGCGTGAAATACGTCTCCCCACTCACAGGCCGCCCGCTCAGCGCGAAAAGCCTACGCAACGAGATCTCCATCATCTCCACAGTGTTCACCTACGCGATAAGCCTCGACATCATTAGCGAAAACCCCGCCAGACGCACCAAACTCCCAAAAACACGCCGCCCCGCAATCCGAGTCCTTTCCGTCGAAGAGTATTCGACGCTCCTCCAGCACGTGCGCCCCGATTTTCGGCCACTCGTGCAGTTCCTTGCCGCGACCGGCATGAGGTGGGGCGAAGCAACGGCCCTCCAGTGGCGCGACCTCGCCCGCGTCAACAACGAGATATGGCAAGTGACGGTTCAGCGCGCCTGGAAACGTGGCGAACGCTCGACGCGCATCCTCGGAATCGCGAAGACCAGCAGCAGTCACCGAACAATCTCACTACCCGCGAATCTCGTACACCAGCTCGGCGAACCCGGCAAGCCCACTGAGTTCATTTTCACCGCGAAACGTGGCGGCGTTTTGCATCACTCATGGTTCCTCGTGAACGTGTGGAAGCCCGCCCTCGCGACTTCCGGCATCGCGCATGTGAAAGTTCACGACCTGCGCCACTTCCACGCCTCGATCATGCTCGCCGAAGGTGTGCCCATGCACGCCGTATCGAAACGCCTCGGACATTCGAGCATCACGACGACCGTCGACACATATTCGTTCCTCACGACGGACATGCGCCTCGCGGGCCTCGACTCGGTGACTCGAATAATGGCGCTAGGAAGCTTGAACGAACCCGTCGACGCGATCACCCCGTAAAACAAAACCCCCGGCTTGAGTGGCCGGGGGTGTTTTTCTATGTCGCCCCGGCCACCGCGAATAGTTCCGCCGCCGTGAGCGTCTCGCAGCGCGCTTCAAGCATCGACGGCGTCACCCACAGCTCTTCAGCGAGCTCTATTGGGTCACGCGCCCACCTGGACGCCTTCACGAGCGCCTCAAACGGCACGAGCCGCGCCGCCGCTATCTGATTCACTTCGCGCTCGCGGGAGGGCGTACAGGCTCGCCCTTCGCCCGCCTCAAGGTGCACGAGCTCGTGCGCGAGAGTGCAACGCCGCTCCACCTGAAGCAGGCGCTTATCTAGCCGGATAAGGTCGCGCCCGTTCGTCTCGCCACATCGCCCGTCAAGGCGCGTGAACTCCACACGCACGGCAGGGAACGCGGCGTGTAAATGGTCCCAGGGGTTATAAAAACTCACCCTCCCACAGTGGCGGGAGGGTGAGACATTTAAAGTTCGCGGGGGTTAGCGTTAGCAGGCGCGAGCCTTCATGACAATATCCAAGGCTTGACCCGACACCGGCTCAAACTTTGGTGACTTGGTGCCATCCGGCCAGTTCGAATGCCGCGCCGTGGCGCTGTCTGCTGAAACGGTTAGGCCCGTGCCATCCGGCTGAGTCACAATCCACACGCCCGTAAGTGGCGAATCGGGGATGCGGGCTGCAACGTACCAAAGGTCGTTGATGTCGGACTTGACGATCCACCCTTCTTTGAGTTCGGGCTCACCGTGAAGCCCGCTTGAAATAGTTTCGAGAAGCTCGGGCGAAGCGGCCTCGCACTTAGACTTCTTAGCCGCCTTTGTGGGGGCTGGCGTCGGCTTCTTGCTAGTCGGTTTAGGCGCTGGAGTGGTTGCTGCTTTTGTGGGCTTAGGTGTCTCGGTAGGCTTCGGTTTTTCGGTGGGCTTAGGTGTCTCGGTAGGCTTCGGCTTTTCGGACGGCTTCGGCTTCTCCGTGGGCTTAGCCTCCTTGGTGGGCTTCGCCTTCTCGACTGCTGGGGCCTGGGTCGTAGCGGTCGCCGTTGCCTCTTTTTCTGGCTCGCTCGGCCCGGCCACGGTCCCGATGATCCAGAAGATCACAAAGAGGACAAGCACCACGGCCAGGCACCCGCCGCAGCCGATCATCTTTTGTTGCTTACTCGCGTTTTTGAGTTTTGATGTGTCCATGCCGCTCTCCTATGCGGGTTCGTCGCCGTCGTAGAACGGCTCTGGTGATTCTTGGTGTGTGTCGAGTGCATCGCGCATCGCTGCGCCTTGGTTCGGTGCTTCGTGCGCGGCGAGGGCGAAGTCTGCTTTGGTGGGGCGCGCGTCCTCTTCGGCGCGGCGCGTGGCGCGTTCAATCAGTGTGGCGGCTGAAACACCAAGCACATCCGCGACGCGGCAAAGCGTCGGTACGGTCATCTCACGCTCGCCGTTCAGGTATCGCGTGAGCGACATTCGACTTACGCCCACAGCTTCGGCGAGGTCTCCAATCTTCACTTGCGCGACTGTGGCGGCGGTGCGCACCTCTGCACCAAGGGCTTTCACGAACGCTTCAGTTTCCATGCCTAAAGCATAACCACATAGCAGCAAATGTAACCGTTCAGGCCCCTGAACCACATCATTGTAATTCATGTCACTTTTGTCACCTTTTGGGTGGACGTGGCACCAAACGGTTACATAACGTGTTCGTCATGAACACCTACTCCGAACAGATCGCACGAAACGCGATCCGAGAAATAGAACGAATCAGCACCATCCCAAGAGTAGCGCGCGAGGCGGGAATCCCCGAAGTGACTCTCCGCCGCCGTCTCGCGACTGGCGACTTCAAAGTGAGCGAACTCGAGGCCCTATCTCGCGCACTACGTGTAGATATCTCCGAACTACTTCCAACAGCCGCCTAACCACCCATTCCCCAAGTCTGTGGCTTCCCACAGCACTCCCTCTTTAGGAGCTTCTTATGTCGCTAAGCGACGCCATGCGCTACGTGAGGGAGATCGCGGCCAGCGAAGGACTGCGATTCTCCAAACGCCAACTACGCACCCACGCCGTCCACTACCTCGACTGGTGGAACGGTCTCAACGCGAAAACCACCGCTCACATCGACCCCACCGGCGAACAAGCCGTGAGGCGAATCCTCACGCAGGCGGTGACAGCATGAACTCAACTCCCGAGAAGCCCGACAATCCCAGCCCCGAGAACATTGGCAGTAGCACCAGCGGCGACCTGTCCACCGAAAGCGAGACTGATTTTGCCAGCCTCATTGAGCCAAGCCTTGCGCCGTACATCGCTGATACGCGGCGTCGCCTGGATGCAGAGCGCCGTCGCCTCATAGCTGAGCGAGCGAAGGCCGAAAAGGTCCACGCTCTCGCCTTCAAGAAGCTCCAGGCAGCGGGAAAGGACATAGCGAAGATAGTTGAAGAACTCCTCGCCCTCGGGGTGTTCAGCATTGACGATGTTCAAGCATTCCTGAAGGGCACTGCGCAAGGCGTCTACCTGGCTCGGCGTCAGGGAAACTGTCGCCCCGGGAAGGTTGTCGAACCAACGAGCGAGTGACACCAGAGCCGTCTTATCGCGCGAATCGAAGGTGGCTGCGTTTTCTCCCCATCGCCCATCAGGGACGTAGACGAACGCTCGCATAGAGGCGAACAGCTCCTGGTAATCACTCTCTGCGCCTTCAGCCCTGCAAACATCCTCGATGGCTGCAATCAAGAACACGGCGCGGTCGATGTCTGCCTGCGCGCGCTCGTTCGATATCGACCGTGTTCCCGGCCAATTGCTAAAAATCTTCAGCAGCTCCCTGGCTGCGTTTGTCTTCGCCATACTCCCCATTATCGCCCGCCACAGTGCGGGCTTTTTCATGCCCAAAAGGAGCCACCTATGCCAGTTCCTCAACCACCCCGGCCGCTCCCTCACGCGCGGCCTGAGCTAGTCAGGTTCGACAACCGCGACGCCCAGAAGCGCTGGGACATCGTCGCCGCGCTTGTTCCCTTCATTCAGCACTCCGGCGCGTTGATCGACGTCGCCGAATACATCCAATACGGAGAAGACGAATGACCACTGAATACAGCACCCCCGAAGGCGCGCTCGAAAACATCCTCGAAGAGCGCGGGCCGCTCACGAAACACGACATGCGGGCCGCGCTCGCGGAGCACTTCCCCGCCGACCGGTTCGAGATTGCTTTTCTCAACCTCGTACAGGACACGATCCTCGTGCCTCACTTCCACGAAGCGGGCGTCCCGTCCGGGAAATGGAGGCTCGCGTGATCGACCAGCTTTACACCGTGAAAGAGACCTGCGAACTACTGAAGGTCAACCGCTCAACCCTCTACCAGTGGGAGAAAGGCGGCCTACTCACACCGTCACGGCCCGCCCCGCGCCGCATCTACTACACCGAAACGCAAATCCGCGACTTCCTCAACCCGCCTGAGCGCCCTGAAATCGCTATCGCGCCGCGCACTACACGAAAGAAAAAACGATGAAAACCAACACCCACCGCTCCACCCGCACCCGCACCTACGGCCGCGAGCTCATCCGCGCGACCTTCGCAAGCAAGAAGAGGGTGAAGCGCTAATGCTACTTTTCGCCTCCCTCACCGCGACCTACTTCGCGCGCGTCGCAATCCTCACCACCCTACTGTTCGCTGTTCGGTTCGGCATCGCCCTCGGCGTCGAACACTACGAACAGTGGCGCGAAGAAATGAGCCACCTTGAACGACGACTTTGACGAAGAAATCGCCCGCCTATGGGCACAGGCCCTCCAGGGTGAAACCCCAGAGGTGGCCCGTGCTCGCCGCGCCCGCGAAACCGACCAACACCTTGAACGCGCCCACTACCGCGACCCCGCGAAGCTCGTTCTCGACCGCCTCGACCAACACACCAAGAAAAAACCCCGAGAGGACACCCCGAAATGGCATTCGTAAAACTCCCCAAGCCGAAGCGCACGACCGCGACCGCGACCCCGCAAGTCACTATCTCGACCAACGCGAAGCAAAGCGCCACCTACCTCTTCCTCAACCAGGCAGCGAGAAAAACTATCGGCGACCCGGCCGCCGTATACCTCGCCTACGACCGCGACACCAACAGGATGCAGGTGCACGCCTCATCGCCTGACGATCCTGCCGCGTATGTCCTCTCGGGTAGGACGGGCCGCGCGGCCGTCACCGCTATTTTCCGCGCGCTCGGGTACGCACCCTCGAAAACCACCTACCACCCCGCGAAGAAAACCGGGCGGCTCGCCCTCGAGTTCAACCTCGACGAAGTCGCACGCGCAAGCGCCCCCATCGAGATCGTGAAGGCCGCGTAATGAACGACAACTACAGGCGCGCCGAGCAGATAGCCCTCGACGAAATCGCCGAATACATCTCACCTGCCAGGGAACTCCCGTACCGCGTTTTCGACAACGAAAAAGTCCACTACGCGATAGCACTCTCCCTCCACCGCCTCGCGAACGCGTGGGAACGCCGCGTGGAAATCGCCGAAGCCACCGCTAAGCAGAAAGGAATCAACCCGTGAACACCGCACCCACCCCTGAACAGCTTGACCAGCTCGACCAGCTCATCCAGCACCGGCAAAAAATCGCGACCGAAGCAAAAAACCTTGAACAGGTTCGCAAGGACTACGACGCGAAAATCCTCGCCCTCGCCAACGAGCTCGGCCACACCCACGGCAGCCTCCCCGTCGGTGAACACACTCTCACGGTCGCGAACTACCGGCAGCTGGACAAGAAACGCCTCGCCACCGACTATCCCATCGCGCAGCATCCGGAAATCTATGCGGCGGAAATCTCCACCACCGCCGTGAAGAAACACATCGCCGAAGCAGACCTCGATGCTTACTACCTGGATAAGGGCGCGCAGGTGCGGATCAAATGAGCAACCCCAACACCGTGTGGGGGCTCTACCGGCGTACCATCGACGACGCGATCAAACACCAACCCCGCACGCTTCAACGCCGCATCGGCCCCAGCGAGATCGGGAACCCGTGCACACACTGCCTCGCCGCGAAACTCGCCGGCTGGCAGCAGGTGGAAGAAACCGCGTGGCTACCCTTCATCGGCACCGCTGTTCACGCCCAGCTCGAAGAAATCTTCACGAAAGCCGGGCCCGCATGGGAAACAGAAACCCGCGTCACCGTCGGCGACATCAACAACACGCCAATCAGCGGCACGTGCGACTTGTTCCACGTGCCGACCGGCACCGTGATCGATCACAAGATCGTCGGCACCACCACGTTGAACGCCGCACGCCGCGAAGGCGCTAAACCTGTCTACCGCATCCAGGCCCACTTGTACGGGCGTGGCTGGCAAAACAAAGGCCACCACGTCACCACCGTTGCGATAGCGCACCTCCCACGGAACGCGACATCACTATCGCAAGCAGTGTTCTGGTCCGATCCCTACGACGAACAGATAGCCCTCCAAGCTCTCGAACGCGTCAACCAGCTCGCGACCAGCATCGAAGTTGTCAAAACACTCGGCACAGAGAAGCTCAACAACTTCATCAGCGGACTCGACCGAGACCCCGAATGTTTCAGTTGCGCCCGCTACCCAGACTTCGAGCCCGCACTAAGCGGGCTCGAAATGTTTAACACCAACCAACCACAGAAAGCACAAAAAACATCATGAACACCAACCTCGCAAGCATCGACCAGCTCCTCGCCGGCGGCGGCAAAACCGCAAAGTTCGAGACGGTAGGCGAAACCCATGCGGGCGAGATCGTCTCCATCGACACCCGCCAAGTGAACGACTACGAAACCGGCACGCCAGAGTTTTGGCAGGACGGGCGACCGAAGCAGCAGATCGTTGTCACGTTCGACACTGGCAAGCAGGAGGGGCCCGACGATGACGGTCACCGCAACCTCTATATCAAAGGGTGGGGTGACCAGCTTCGCGCATTCCGTGACGCTGCTCGCCGTCTCGGGCGCAACCCTCAAGTGGGCGACCGCATCACCGCGACTTATGTCGCTGACGGTGAAAAGAAAAACCCCCGCTTCAATGCCCCGAAGCTGTACCAGTACGACATTGAACCGGGCACGCCCGGTTTGAGCGCCATGCTCAACGATTCTGCGCCCGCCCCGCAGGCGCAGCAAGCGCAGCAGGCAGCGCCGGCACAGGCGCAGGCACCCGCCTCGCAGCCCGCGCAGCAGGGCGACCAGTCGCAAAAGGTGAAGTCGATGATCATGCTCGGCCTCACCGACACGCAAATCGCTGAAGCCCTCGGGCTCGACCAGTCCGTCGTCGCATACATGCGCGAGCAC